ATTCCACCTGGATGCAGTCTTCATTAACTGCTGGCATATCGCTCACCGTTAATGGCGGCGAACCAGAATTGAGGTAGACAATAGTTCCAACTGGGAACTTCATCGCGCACCCTGTCGGTTGAGCGACCACGGTCGACCGACGCTCTCGCGCTTCTGGCGCATGCGCTCGGCAAACCATCGGTCGTCTTCGGTCTTATCGTCATAGAGGTTAATGGAACCGGATGGCGCGCGTCCGCCAGGAGCCAAATGCTCGACCGGCGCCGGCGCATCGGACGGCTTTGGTGCCGGTCTTGCCGCTACTGCCGAATCCGCTGCTAGCTTTTCCGATACGATATCAGCTAACGCCGCGACTTGTTCCTTTGGCGGTAGTTTGGCAATGTCATAATAGAGGTCAGGATTCTTGCCGAGTTGCATGACCAAATAGGCCGGGTCTTTGGTGGCAACAATGGATTCCATAACTTGCGGTTCTATTCCGCCCATCAGCTCAAACCGCCTGGAGACCGCCGGCCAATCTTTGGCGTATTCGGTGGTCAGTTTCTGCCCAACCTGTTCGACCTTGAGTTGGAAACGGGCGACCGCAACCGGATCGGCTTGTCCCGTAGATGGCGCCATCTGCGGTGCCGGAGCCGGAGCCTGTGATGCCGGTTGTGTTTCACCGCCTGGTGCCTGCCGCTGCCGAGCCTCGAGCATCTGCCGCATCTGCTCGTTTTCAGCCGCCAAAGCCGCAACACGATCCTGCTCCTCCTTAAGCCTGCGATGTTGCCGGTCTATCTGCTTATCGCGCCAGTCCGCTGCTGGTGCTGGCGGTTGCGGCGGTTCAGGTGGCGTTGCCGCCGGGACAAGCGGCGGCGCATCATCCACTACGGGAACAGCAGGCGGGTCTGCCGGCGGGTCTTGAGGCGGCGCCCCACCACCGGAAAGAGGTAGCGGCGGCTCGTCCTCAACAAAAGTACCTGGTACGAGTTCCTTGAACAGCTTGTCGATCAGCATTTACGGTCTCCTGCACGAGTATTGTGGCCGCTCGGACGGTTAGTGAAGCTTGCGCTGCGTGATATTTGGCCCTTGCTGCCCACGCGCTTCTTGTTGTAGTTGCTTTTCACGATCCTCAATCAGGGCTTCGTAAATACCCTTCTTGAAATTCTCATCCACATCTGGTCGACCAAGCATCTCGGTGAGTTGCGCCCGTGCTGCATCGTACCAGTGCAGCCAACCCGGCGTGTCCATCGACACCGTGCCGTCATCAACGTGACGCACCGTGCCATCAGGCAAATGCTCTATGTGCCCATGCCGGCGGCCAGCGAGATAGTCTTTAACGGTCGGGAACGTCTTGGCGAACGCTTTCGGATCAATCTGCAACAGCACACGGCCACGCTGACTAACCTGCACCTTAAAATCCGCATCTTCGGCCGAGCGCACGGTGTCATAGAAGGCGCCGGCAAGTTCACGGGCGTAATGTTGAATAGTGCGCTCAGTCATATGTGTGCCAACTCCATCCTCGACACCAACTCAGGCCACGAAGATGCCATTTCTGACCCGGCCACAAACGGCGTAGCGGTTGCGGCCTCCGCACCGGCATTCCCTGAACATATCCAGGCTCATCAACCACCCATTCCCTGTGCCGCCAAATCAGTTTCGGCCAGTCCCACCAAATACTGAAGTTCAGCCGATAGATATGCTCGCCTTGTTTGATGTGGCGCCTTCGCCAAGCCATGACACACAGACTGAACGGACAATCGGCCTGAATGACGTAACCCCAGCTTACGGCGAGATGCCTGGTGTGGAAGTAGCCCATTTACTTGCGGCGTGCCGCCTTGCGGCCCTCGGACAGGCCGATAGCAATTGCCTGCTTGCGGCTTGTCACTTCCGGCCCCTTCTTAGAACCCGAGTGCAATTTGTTCTCGCGAAATTCCCGCATGACTTTGGCCATTTTGCTTTTTGCCGGCCCCTTTTCGCGATGTTTTGCCATGATGAGTCTCCAGATAACTTACAGCGCGCCTCAAGAGATCGACGCGGTTACGAAATAAACCAATGCCCGTATTACATCGTCCGCAAAGCAAACCACGAATCTGGTTTGTCTCATGACAATGGTCGACATGCAGACGATAAGGCCGCTTAGGTACGGCCGACTTCTCACCACAAATGGCGCATTTACCATTTTGCTTCTTCAACAACTCCAAATATTGGTTTTCATCAATGCCGTAAGTCCGCTTGAGCCTACAACGCCACGCATAAACCTTGAACCTCGCCCGATATTCTGGATCACGTCGCTTCTCTGCAATCCCAGCATGTTGACATTTCTTGCAATTAGTTTGTCTAGTTTCCTTATTCTTTAATCTCTTCGTGCTAGCTTTGTGAAATTGATCGAGAGTTTTTTCTATGCCGCATTTCTTGCAAACTTTTGTTTTCATGACTGACCCTCTTTACTTCTTGGCCATGATCAATTGCCTTTCTCACAGACTCGGCTTTACCGCGCATGCTCTTGGCGATCTTGGACTGAGCCGGCGCATGCCGGCCGTGCTCGTCGTGATGTTTCATCTGCTACCGTCTATTTCAGGTAAACGTTCAAACGTATCGCCGGCTTACGATATTCAGCAGCTAAATACAAATAATTGCGATAATCATTACCATTCGCAGGGAAGCAGGCAAGTGCGACACCATCAGCATCAAATATTATTACACCGAGATAGGGTCGGTGGCGCTCCCGACCGCGCACACGAGCCTCACTCTCTGACAAAAGAAACTCAGCCGCATTCACCGCCTGCCGCCCTTCTTCGCCGACTTCTCACTGGCCTTCGCAGCCTTCTTTTGCACCTTGGCTGCCTCCTTCGGAGCAACGATCAGCCCGCTAGTCTTGCGCTTCAGCTTCGATCCGCTCATGCCACCTTCCTCGTTTTATTTTCAGCCGCCATAGCCTTTATCAACATCTCCGCGTCCACATCGAAAATCTCGCAACTTGCCGTTCGCTCGCCATGTTTGTTGAACGTCGCCCAGTTGATGTCCCATGACGGCTTCTCGCCAGCATCAACCCAACCCTTGAGCAGCCGCTCAACCCGGTGATGCGTGACAATGCAAAAGGTAGTGCCGCGGTTGGCATCGATCACCCGCGCAAGCGTGCCTAGGCAACGATGACTGAACGTCTCGAAACTCTCACCCTGCGGCACTACCGCATCCGGCTTGTTCTTGGCATAGGACAAAATCTGATCGGCAATCTTCGAGCTCTCCATGCCGGTAAACTTACCCAAATCCCACGGCCGCAAGCCGCGTTCGTGGCTGATCTTGGCATACGTGGTTGCAGCAATCGCGTCCGCTGTCTGCTTGGCGCGCAACATGTCGGACGAGATGATGTGCTTGATGCCGCTGTCCTCAAGCTTGAACGCCAGCCGCTTAACTTCCTTGCGGCCGATGTCGGATAGCGGCAGGTCCATCCAGCCGCGGATGCGGTCAGTGCCGCTGTCCTCGGCATTCTGCCGGGTGGCCCCGTGACGGCAAAGGTAGAACTCAACCCGCTTGGCCATTACTGTGTCGCAAACGGGTCATGATCAACCTGCTGTGTCGAGAAGTGGGCGGCACCGCCTGCCACCAACCCCGCCAGTCCGTATTTCTTGATGATGTCGATCAGCTTGTCGTCAAAGACAACATAATTTGACGTTGGCGGCTTATAATTGGCTAAGTCATCCTCGTGTTGAGCGAGACGCTGCTTATATACGTGCATCTTCTCTCTAGTATCTTTGGTGTCGGGCTGTTGTTTTAGATCTTCGATAGCCTGTTTATATTGTGCTACGTCCTTGGCAATTTCCTCACGCGGTTTTAAAATTCGCGATCCTTGGTCTAGGTATTTGATGCCGGGGATGCCCGCTTCGCGGAGTTTATTTATCGTCTCGACCGGATCGCCAACGTGATGGGCAAATGTATTGTACGCTTGCGCGCCGCTGCTGCGCGGAAATAATCCTAAGACAGCGTGCCCCGCATCAGCGCCGTGCAAATCTCTGAGTAACTGGTCATCTTCGGCATTACCCGGCACCACAGCTTTGCTGAACTTTTCTCTAATGTGTTCCGGCTGTTCGCTCAGCGGCTTATCCCAATCGAGGAAATGCTCGGGATCGGCGGCGATGTTGACTTCGTACATATGACCGGGAGTAGTTTCTCTCAAGCCAATGCCAGCCGCTGCGGACCCTGATTCGGGTCTGGGATCGTAAGTCTCCGCAACCTTCGGATTCTCCGCAAAATACAACCCATGCCCGTAAGCCTGCGCTCCCTCTCCCGTTCCGATCTTCGATATATCAAACCGCTCGAAGTCGTGCGGCGAGCCGTGATAGGCGCGGATGCCTCTGGCTATCGCTGGTACGGCTTCCTCTGCTGCCCCTAACGCCGCTCGTGCGCCCTTCAATTCCGGTACCACGGCACCCGCTGCTGCCATCAGCGCGAAGTCCCTGGCTTCATCCTCAGTCATTTCCCCACGCCATGCCCGCATCGCATCGGAAACGCCGGTTACATCCCCCGCAACACTAGCGGCAATGCCGGGGAGCCTTTGACGCGCGGCAGCAAGGTCGCTGCGGATATTTTGCGGCTGTATCGTCTGCCCTGCCTTCGCAGTTGGCCCATCCGCAAACGGGTCATGGCTAACTGGTATTAGATTAGTTGGCGGATCAAAAAACGGGTCATGATCGACAGGTATCAAATCTGGCATTAGGCTACCATCAAATATTTTCCAGGCCGCTTTGGGTCACGCAGATAATGGCGGCCATCCGGTGCTTTCTTTGCTCCGATACTCTCGGGATTGAACTTCGGCTTTCGTGCCGCCGGTGCCGCACTGCCATTACTGGCACCGCCACCGCTGCCGCCAGTACCCTCGCTCTGCGGGCTTCCTTCGCTTACCGCCGCCTCGTTGGCTGACTCGATGGTGCTGTATACATGCTCATGGCCGCGCATTGTTATCTCGTGCTCCATCTGCGCACGCTGCTGCGGCGTCAGCATCAATTCCTTCATGGCCTTTATTTCCTCGGCCATGCGCCGCGTGTCGGCGTTAAACGATTCGATATCGCGCAACTCGTCCCGGCCGCGCATCTTGATCCGCGCCGCGGCCAGCTTCTCCAGCAACTCCGCGGTCTGTTGCTGCGACTTCTGCAATTCCTGCTGCAAGTTTTGCACGATAGGCCCGATCTGGCTGTCCTTGAGCAGCCACGGCATTGTCTGTTCGATATTGCGCCGCAGCCGTTCGGCAATTTCCTGCGCCATCGGGAAGTCTGCCGCCAGGAAGCCAAGGTCACCGATCTGCGCGATCAGCTCAGGTGAATGGGTGATGATCTGCACGAAGGCGTCCCATGCCGCCTGGCGTTGGGTCTGATAGGCAGGACCGACATCGGCCTCAATCGCGTATTTGCCTATCGACGGATTGAACAGCACCTTGATGGTGCGTTCCTCTTCCGTGGGTTGTTTCTTCCATGCTTCGTCGGCATGTGGATCGATGTTAATTTCAGAGATGGTGCCGTCCTTGGCCCTGATTTTGATCACGCGCTCGGTATTGTAGATGTGCGGCGCCAAATCGAGGATGATAACTGCGGTATGGCGCACAGCATACATTTCGTTGATGGTGAAGTCGTAGTTGACGGCTTCACCCGTTCGCATCCGCTCGTCAATGGCCTTTGGCGTGCGCTCCAGTGCCGGATTGACTTGCTGCGCCTGAGCAATGCCGGAGGCCATTTCCAACTCGGCCGCGGCGATGCGCATCCCCTCCAGAAAACCTTCGGCCGGTGCCGGTGCGGCGGGACGTGTCGGGGGCGGAATGTCGCCTGCATCCTCGTCCTTGTGCCGATAAGTCAGATAGGCCGCATTCTGCTTGTTGGCGTTGTTCCAGGCAGTCTCGTTGCCTTCGATCGCTGCCGCCGCAACCACCCATGGCGTCTTGGTCTGTAGGGCAACTACCTCAACCTCCCCCGAGGTATTGTAGTTGTACATGCGCTGCGGGTCTTTGAGCGCGCGTGTCAGGCCGGCACGATAGAGCTTGTCCTCGATGCGTCGTTCACGGCCCGGCTCGCGCACGATCGGGACATAGCGGCCTTTTAGGTCGGTGCGCCGCTCGATGATCTCTGGACCGGCTATCTTGTACCACTCCAGCTGCCGGTTACGGACCTTACGGCTCTTGAAGTCACCGCGCTGGCGGCCTTCCTCATAGTCGGTTAACAGCTCGCGCCAGATCGTTCCGGCCGGAACCTCGCTGCGCAATCCGGTCCACTGCGCCCCGTTTTCGTCCTCGATGTAAAGTAGTTCGTCTTCTTTGATATTGATGCGGTAGTACTCGGCGATACGGACGCCATCCCTGCGTACCCAGTCATCCTTGTCGGACAGTCCCGGCGAGGACGGAGGCGGCAGTGTCACTTGTGGATACAGCCGCTCAAACTCCTTGCGGTTGTATTCCTCGAAGACAAACGCCCACATCGCATCGTTGCCGTCGACCTGCTTGATGTCGCAGTCCATAAAGACATGCAACGGGTCGAGCGGCCGGATCAGCAGTTCCTGATCAAACGAACGGTCATCGATGAAATCGTGCGTCACCAGCCAGTAACCGATGCCGCCTTCGAGTTGCGACTCCTTGGCCTGGCCTATCACTGCCTGACCGTTGGACACATACATGATGTGGCGGACTATGCCCTCCCACACCTGCGCAGCCTCGAACGATACCTTGCCACCTACCGGCTTGATCCGCGGCTCCGGCGGATTCTGCTTTGCCCCGTTGACGAGCTTATTGAGGATCGTCCGCGTCTTGTTGACCGTCAGAGACGGCCGATCATTGATGTCGCGGTCGTCCAGGACGCTATCAGGCCATTGCCAATTGTTGTCGCTGTCGCCGTTGGCAAACTTGACATCCTCGATGAACAGCCGCCGGAATTCGCCTTCCCATTCCTGCGCCCGCTGGAACCGCTCCTTGGCCTCATAGAGTATTTGCTCGTCAGGCGTGCGGCCTACCTTGTCGCGATCAACCTCACGCCAACCACTCGGGTGGATGCGCGGGACTGCAGCATCGGCCATTTCACGCCCGCATCCAGCCTAAGCCGTCATTGCGCGGAGGCATAACCCGCGGCTGATGCGGTTGCGGCCGCGGCTGGTTGCTGTCGGCTTTCAGTCCCATGACATAACAGCGCAGACTGTCGGCCGGATGGCTGGCCCAGTCATGCAGCGGCTTCTGCGAGACTTCCTTGGCATTGTCGGGATCGACCTCATAGCGATAGTGAGCGAGCCCGGTGAGGCCATCGGCGCAGTTCTTCTCGTGGAAATACATGCGTGAGAACATGGCCCGTACCGCGTTGATGTCATTGACGATGCTTTCGGTGCGCGGCACGACTTGCACCCGGCTTTCGCCCGGATAGGCGTCCTTGGTCTGCCGAGCGATGGAATTGCGGGCGGCCAGATGTTTGGACGAAGCGTCGTGCGGCAGGTAGATGGTGCCGATCTGATAACGCCGTTTGCGCTTTTCTATCGGGTCTTCGCCGATGCCGGTGAGCATGATATCCAGGTAGTGTGCCCAGTCGAATCCGAAATTTCCATAATAGTCGATGAACCGGTGTTCGGTTCCGACCTGTTGTGAAAACCATAAGGAGGTAGTATCGGCTCGCCCCAGATCAACAGAGACGTTGACGGGCCTAGACCGATCAACGGCGACGTTTGCATTAATACGCCCTTCTTTTGCGGCAAGCTCGATCTCCTTCGCGTAGATAGCACCCTGCAATGTTCGCCGTGTCTTGCCTTCCCAGACCGTGAGGTAGCTGTCGTGGTCGCGCTTTTTCAGGTCTTCCTTCTGCTTGCGCAGCACCTCGGGGAACCATGGATTATCGCGCCAGTTGATCTCTACGACCTTGGTGCCTTCCGGCGGCTCGAGCACCCAGTAACGATAGCTGTAGTCGGTGGCAAGTTCGGGATTGAACTCTATCCAGACCTCGGAACCCTGCTCGAACGGCCCGTGCGGCGGATCGCGGCGGATGGTCGGCAGCAGCACCTGCCAACTATGCTCGCTGACGAACGTTGCCTCAAATACCGCGCAGATGTCGATCGACTCCATCGACTTGATGGCGGCGATGTTGTTGCGCACGCCGGCAAAAACAAACTCGGTGCCATTCTTGCCGA